GTCTCCGCAAAATACCTCCCTTCTTTTCCCCGATTACAGGCGACTTCACCGCTACTGACTCAGGGGAATAAGCGTATATGCCCCTAGAAGCCGCTGTAATGCCCCTAGAAGCCTCTCCAAGGGTGGGTCCGGTACTTGGTGCCACTTCGCGTGCAGAGCAGGCTTACAGGGCAGCACAGAAGCTCGGGATAAATCTGTTCCCATGGCAGCAGCATGCGCTGTGGGTTGAAATGGAGACCGGTCCCGATAAAAGGTTGCGTTACACAGAGGCTGCTGATGTGGTGGCGCGCCAGAACGGAAAAACAGAGAAGCTGCTGCCGCGGATCGTGGCCGAGCTGCTGGATGGTCGCAGGATCGTGCATACCGCTCAGAACCGGATCATCCCGCGTGGTGTGTTCCTGAAGGTTGCCCGGTCCATGCGAGCGGATGGCTACAAGGTCCGAGAAGCCAATGGACAGGAAGAGGTCTCTGGCCTGAATGGTGGGAGCTATAAGCTGACTGCTCCCCAGCGTGGTGTACGCGGACTATCGGCAGACACCCTGATCATTGATGAGGTGCGCGAGTATGAGGACTTCGAATTTATTGCGGGCGCTGAGCCGATCCTTACGGCATCAGATGATCCTCAGACTCTGTACCTATCGAATGCCGGGGATGACTCATCTGTGGTTCTGAATGATCTACGGCTGAGAGGCACATCCGCGGATCCCGGCAGGCTGGCTTACATGGAATGGTCCGCTGATCCGGCACTGGCCACTGATGACCGTATCGGGTGGAGACAGGCGAATCCATCCCCGCGGGTGACCATGGAAACCTTGGAGCGGCTGTACCAGAAGTATTCAGAGGCCGGTGAGTTGTCCATCTTTGAGACAGAACACCTGTGCCGCTGGGTGGTATCCATGCTGCCAAGGCTTGTGCAGGACGTGCACTGGCAGGCAGCTCGGGGGATCTTGGAGCCGCCCAGATTGCCTGCTCTGGGTGTCTCCGTGGATCCATCCGGTAAGCGTGCTTCTGCAGTGATGGCATGGCCACAATCGGATGGCACGGTGGGGATCATGGAAGTGGCAGATGTGACCGGGGATCCGATTGATCTGACTGCACTGGCCGTGGTGCTGGAAGAGCGATTGCTGCAGTACACCGGAGTTGAGGTTGCCTACGATCCATGGACCGATCAGCACCTAGCTAGGCACTTCCCGACTAGCAAGGCCATTACCGGGCAAGAGCTTGCCAATGCCACTGAGAGATTCGTACGGCAGATCGAGACCGGGCAGCTGAGGTGGCAGGTGGCCGATGCGGTAGCTGCAGACCTTCCATGGGCATCGCGCAAGGTGACAGTGGGACAGGCCTTTGTGCCGGAACGGTCTCAATCGAATCGCAGCATCACTGCAGTGTTGGCTGCCATCCGTGCGGTCTGGCTGGCTAGCGCTCCCATGCAGAAAGCGGTACTGTACTGAGGTTGGTGCGGGAGAGCGCTTGTTGACTTGTCCAAGTGAGTGCCCGACCGGTGCCCTCTCTCCCGCACCTCCATTTGACACCTTGGTGCATACTGTCACCGGATGGATCTGCAGGCTCGGGCGGTCTATCCTTTCAGGCGGATTGGCTTCCTTGTTCTAGTGCCCCCACTGCCGCAAGGGAGCCTTTCCGTGTCCTGTCGCAGCTCTCACCGGGGGTGTACTGCAAAGGTGTATAGTCCGGTTCAATGAGTCGCTTGGAAAAGCTTTGGGGTTTTCTTACAGAGCCCTTGGAGCAGCGCACGGATCCGGCACTGAATCCCGATGCGTATTACCCGACCATTGATGAGCAGCTGTATGCCCGGCAGCGTGCCCAAGCGGGGAGCGTGCCCAGTGCCACGATTGGGCAGGCTCTAGGGTTCCCAGCGATCTTCCGCGCGGTAAGCCTGCTGAGCACCGTCGCTGCATCCCTGCAGATGCGCGAGTATTTCAATGGCCGGGAAATCAATCCCGCTGCTGCAGTGGTGCGCCGCCCCAACCGTGAATGGACATATGGTGCATTTGTGCGTGATTCAGTCATGTACATGGCGGCATGGGGAGAGGCGATTTGGATTGTTACCGAGCGTGATGCAGGGGACTTTGCTTCCAATCTTGTGCCGGTGAATCCCACTGGCCTGAAGAGTGAGTGGGACGGGATCAGGCATCAGTGGTATGCGTATCGCAAGGATGGTCGCAGGTACGATTACAACCCGCGTGATGTGGTGCACATTCCATTCATGAGGGATCCCACTACTGGGCGCGGTAGGGGACCACTGCAGACGTGTGGAGTGGCCACCAACGTGGCAGTAGAGGCTGATTACTGGGCATCGCGGTTCTATGTTGGTTCAATGCCTTCCGTTTTCTTGGAGTCAAAGGTCCCGCTTGCGGGTGATGATCCGGCCACGATCAAAGACAAGTGGCTGACAGATCCGCCCAACGTGCCAAAGGTGGGATACAACCTAGAGCCTCATGTGCTGGGTTGGAATGCTGAGAATGCTCAGCTCACACAGAGTCGGATGTACTCGCGTGGTGAGGCAGCGCTGATGTTCGGTATTCCCGGTCGGATGCTGGAATACTCTGAATCGGGCAGCTCCATTACTTATGCCAATGTTGGAGACCTTGCCACGGAGCTTGTGCGGCTCACGCTGGGACCGGTGTACCTAGAGCAGATTGAGCAGGCATTCAGTGATCTTCGTCCGAGTGGCACTGAAGTGCGCTTCGATGTGGAAGGGTTTGAGCGTGCTGATGTGAAAACTCGTTACGATATTCATGAGAAGGCTATTGCTCTGGGGATTTACACTGCCGATGATGCGGCTGCCAAGGAAGGCGAGCGTGGTACATTCCCCGAAGTGCGCCCAGCTCCATTGAAGGTGGTAAATGGCTAACTACGTCAATACCTATAACGGCCAGACTCGCAGCTCTGACACGTTCCTTGGATATCCGTGGGTGGAGCTGGATTCCACTACGGGTGAGCCAGAGGGATCCATTGAATTTGCAGAGCGCACGGCTGAGGCCATCCTGTTGGATGTGGGCACCGATCCAGAGCTAGCCGCCATTGCGCTTCAGCAGGAAGCTGCACGCGAAACCCCGCGCAAGGTGCTCACCGGGCAGCTCAGGAAGATCATCAGGGATGCAGAGGCTGAATCCTGATGCCTGATCTGCTTCGCTTTGAGGGCATTGAGCCAGAGGTAGAGGTACGCTCCGAATCGGAGCGTGAGATTGGTATCCGGTTTATGAAGTACGGCGAGATTGGCCGTACTCAGGAAGGGCTGGAAACCTTTGAACCGGAGGATGGCCAATCGCCTTGGTTGGGTGATCCAACGGCCATCATCCTCCGTGCTGAGCATGAGGGACCACCTGCAGGGCGTGGTGTGGCCTTGGAAGAGCGCGGAGATTCAGCGGTCCTGATTGCCAAGGCAGCTCCCACGGCGCGAGGCGATGAGCTTCTGACGTTGGCAAAAGAGGGCTATTTCCGTGGTGCTTCACCTAGTTTCATTCCTGTTCCGGGTGGTACCAAGTACCGCAATCAGGGTCGGGAGCGTGTGACGGTACGCACCAAGGTGGATTTACGGGAAGTGTCACTTACGTGGCGTCCCACCTATTCAGGCACGGAAGTGCTTTACACAAGGGCTCAGGAGGATTCACAGGTGGCGGATGAGACCGCGCAGACGGTGGAGCAGCAGCCGCTGAGCGGTGAGCGCCCCATTGATCCTGCCGAATATGAGGACTTCAAGCGTAGGCTGGAAGTCATGGAATCGCGCAGCTCCACACAGACAGAGGCTGTGATCCCCGCGGCACAGGCACAGCTGCCCCCTGCCGGGGAGTGGATGCAGGCTGCCCTCACCCTCATGGATGGTGGAGAGCTTCATCCGCTGCAGCAGCGTGCCCTTGCTGACAACATCAGTACCGATAACCCCGGTTTCATGCCGGTTGTGTATTCCAACGAGCTGATCGGGATCATTGACGCATCCCGGCCATTCATGGAATCCACGACGCGCATTGATATGCCTGCTGCCGGTCTGCAGATCAGCTATCCGCGCATCACCCAGCGCCCACTGGTCGCGGAGCAGGAAACGGAAAAGACCGAGGTTGCTTCCCGCAAGGTGACCACGGATCGAGTCACCAAGGATATTCGTACCTTTGCTGGTGCCGGTGACCTTTCGATCCAGATCCTTCGCCGGTCATCCCCGGAATTCCTTACCGCGTACCTGCAGCTTCTGGCAGAGGCTTATGCCAATGTAACTGAGGATGCTGCAGTGGATGCCCTTCTGGCGGCTGGCATCACTGCCGGTACTGGCCAGTTTGAGGCTGATGCACCGGAATTCGGAGAGGCCTTTGAGAATGCGGCTGCGGTTGGTCGCACGCTCCGTCCCAATCGGATCTGGCTCAGCACCACGGCGCTCAGTCTGTTCATGAATGCCAAGGAGCCGTCTGGTGGCGGTGGCCTGCCGATGTACCCGGCGCTTGTTGGGCTTGGTGGCCTTGGTGGCGGTGGAGCCGGTGACCTTGGCATGCAGTTGCAGCCGGTCTGGACACCTGCTCTCGACAATGAGGCAGTGGATGTGATCATCGGTCCCTCGCGCGGGTTCGCATGGGCCGAAGAGGGCACCTTTACCCTGCAGGCAGATGTTCCCGGTCGGTTGGGCCGGGATGTTGCGCTGGGTGGGTTCGTGGCCTTTGTGGAGCTGTATCCCGCGGCATTCACTTCCTACGTCATCGCCACCTGATAAGAGGGAGCAGGTGGAATGGCAGACTGGCCCACAGCGGCGGTTGTACAGGCACAGCTAGGGATCACTGATCCTTCTGCTGAAACGACAATTGTCGTGACTGCCGCTGTGGGCGCTGCCATTGAGCAGGTGAAGCTGGATGTGGTGGGCACCGATCCAGATGGAGTGCTCACCAATGAAGAGTTGTGGGATGAGGCATACCCAGACGGTCCCACAGACTCACTGGCTATCGCGGCTTTGATCCTTGCGGTGATGAGTGTGAAAGCACCTGACGCGCCGTACGGGATCGCAGCGGTATTTGATACCGGTGGGCTGAGGGTGGCGCACGAACATCCCACTTATCAGCGCATGCTGTCAGGGCATCGCCATTCATTCAGCCTAGGCTGATGGATCCGGTAGATGCTCTGGTCTCCGAGGTCTCAGATGCCCTTACTGCGGCTGGGATCAGTGGCGTGTCAGTGGTGGATGGACCGCGCAACCAGATCAAGCCGCCCATCGTGGTCATCCGTCCTGATAATCCTTGGATCGTGCCGGATCGCTTCTGTGCCGATCAGCAGCGGTATCAGGCAGTGATGGTGGTAACAGCCGCTACTCCCGGTGATGGGCGCCGTATGCTGTACGGCATCGGGAAAGCAATCAGGGCTGCGATGGGAATGGCTTGGAGCTGGGAGTCTATTACTCCACCCATCGTGGATGAGTCTACGGGGACACCGTTTCTGGCCGCAGGCGTACGGCTGATCTATCGGAATGAAGAGGAAGAGGAATCCTAGATGACAGCACCGATCATCGTGTATCGGCCACTGCTCCATCTGCAGCCGTTGGATGAGAACGGTGATGATGATGGTGCTGCGGTCGATGTTTCGTGTGATATGTCGAGCGTGGAGCTTACGGTGGATACACCTACCACTGACGTCTCCACCTTCTGTGGCAATTTCCAGATCCCCGATGACATTACGGTGGGCGCCACCTTTGAGGTGACCGTGAATGCGGACACCAATTCCCGGTGGAGCGCTCTGGTGGGCCGTCGCGTGCGTGCAGAGCTGTACGACCGCACAGACTCCACCCAGTACCGTGCCTTTGAGACTCAGATCCAGCTGAATCCCAGTCTGTACGGGCCGGACACTCCCGGTGAAGCACGTGCATTCAGCTTCGATCTGGCCGTGCTAAGTGATGTGACGTGGGAGACTGCACCCACCTGATTGACGTAATAGAGGGCACTACACATGGATTGGCTGACGCGGACTGACATTGACCGCATCTTGGATACGCTCAGTGCTGATGACCTGATGCATGCACTGGCATCGGATCAGGCCGACAATATGAAAGTGGTACAGGCATTCAACAGGGCAGCAGAGCGCATGGGTGCCGGGACAGAGACTGAGCCTGCTACTACTAGGGTGAGGGCACAGGATCTGACTTACCTTGCCACCAAGATTGGGGAGGTCATCAACGTGGACTCCCCTTTGTCAGAAAGCACCGGCAGCTTGTTGGATTCTGTCGCTACTGGCGGATGACACCCACAGAGGTTCGGCAGCTATCGGTGCACGAGTACCTTGCCATGTTGCGGCACATGGATGAGGAACGGCGGGAGCAGAAGAGGGCAGCAGCTAAGCGAGCGAGGAAGCGGCGCTAGATGGCCACCAAGGATCTGCAGTACGGGCAGCGCACCATCCACCGCATCCTGAGAGAGTTGGAGCAGCCTGCTGACTTGGAGCACAAGTATGCTGCTGCCATTCTGCAGCAGGCACTCTCCAATGCTGCTGGCAGACCCACCCCGCAAGCGCCCATGGCGGCTGAGAACCTTGTGGTGGAAGGTGCCACCATCGGCCCTCTCACCGGGGGTGCTGCCGCCGAGGTGGCCATAGGATCTGAATTTGGATCCGTGGTCTATCCCCAATTCCAGAAGCCGCCTAATCCGCGTGGGTACTGGCTGTATCCTGCCGCTGAGGATGTGCGTGTGATCGCGGAGGCGGATAAGGCATTGGAAGAGGAATTGGATCGCATCATCAGGACTAGTGTCTGATGGCCACGCTGGATCTGATTGTCAATGTAGTTACCAAGGGTGCTAGGGATCTAGACACTCTCAGTGGGAAGCTGCGTGGCATTGGTACCGGTCTCACGGTGGGAGTCACTGCGCCGATTGTGGGGATTGGTGCTGCTGCTCTGGGTGCTGCTGCCGATGCAGAGAAGGCACAGAGCAAGGTGGAATCGGTGTTCAAGAGTATGGAAGCCGATGCATGGACAACGGTGGATGCTCTGAATGCTCAGGCTGAGGCCATGGCCAAGGCGACCACCTTCGATGATGATTCCGTAAAGGCAGCTCAGGCCACGTTGCTCACCTTCGGGAATGTGACTGGGGAGACCTTTGATCGGGCCATTGAATCGTCTGCTGATTTGGCAGCGTTCTTTGAGACTGATATGGAGACCGCTGCTCTGCAGCTGGGTAAGGCTCTCCAAAACCCTGTGGATGGAATGGCCAAGTTGGGCCGACAGGGAATCATCTTTACTGACGAGCAAAAGGCACTGGTTGCGGAGCTGACTGCATCCGGTGATCTGATCGGCGCACAGGGAGTCATTCTTGACGAGGTTGCCAAGCAGGTAGGGACCGTGGCAGAGGATCTGGCTGCCACGTCTGGTGGTCAGATGACTCAGGCCATGAATCAGCTGGGAGAGGCGGGAGAGGCGATTGGGGTATTCCTGCTGCCGGTTCTGTCCCAGCTTGCAGGTTGGCTGCAGACACTGGCTACGTGGTTCACTTCACTGGATCCGGGGATGCAGGGATTTATTGTGACGGTGGGTGCCATAGCTGCTGCTATCGGTCCTGTGGTGTTTATCCTTGGATCGCTTTCCAGTGCCTTTGGTGCAGTGGGTACCGCATTCAAGGTGCTGAGTACCCTGCTGCTCACTAATCCTTTTGTGGCTATTGCTGCTGCTGCTGCTGCTCTGGTGATTCTGATCGTCACCAATTGGGATCAGATCAAAGAAGTCATAGGCAATGCTCTGAAGGTCATTTCGGACGCTCTGGGGGCGTTTGGTGACTTCGTAGGGGATGTGTGGGACACCATCTTGGACACGATCAAGGATGCAGCATGGGGAGTGCTGCAGATTGGTCGCACCATCTGGGAGCCAATCGCTAATGGGTTCGGTGCTGCCATTGATGCAGTGAAGGGGATCTGGAATGCATTCGTTGGATTCTGGAACGGCATTCAGATCAGTGTCCCAGCGGTTGACGTGCCATTGGTGGGCCGGGTCGGGGGATTCACCATCGGGCTACCAGACTTGCCGCGGTTGGCTGAGGGTGGGATTGTCACCCAACCTACGTTGGCACTCATCGGGGAGAGCGGTCCTGAAGCCGTCGTGCCTCTTGACCGGGGGATGGGTACACACGAAACCCACATTCACTTGGAATTCCAAGGTGAGCCGCCAGAGGATCTTCCCGATATTGTCGATGTTCTGATGCAGGCAGCTCCATTTATTGATGGTCGGCTGCGGTTGGGTGAAGCCTGATGGCAGGGCACATGTTCCGTATCAGGGCGCTGGATGTTCAGAACGGGGATCATCCGGCACTGGCAACCATCTGGATGGACTTGGAGATTGGCTTGGTGGAGCCTGCTAATGCAGTGGGTGAGGATGATGAGATTCCCGGTGCCGAAGGGTTGGAGCCGGGGGAGTGGATCAACAGTACCCGGCGTTTGCAGGTGACTGGGTTTACTCAGGGGTTTGGTACTACCAAGGCGGAGCGTGCCACTAGTCGATTGGCTGCTGCTGAGTCCCTGATGGCCGTGCTGCCCATGGATGCTGATCCGGGGTTGGTGGAGGTAGACGGTCCCTACCTTGGTGTGCCTGTTGGGGAGACAAGGTTCCTGTACGCGAGGTGCACAAGGTTGTTGCCGGGACCGATCTTGGATCAGGGTGCGTATCAGGCATTCAGTGCTGAGCTGCTGTGCATGGACTCTCCCCCTGAATGGCAGATCATCCCTAGCTGATGGCCATCCGCTACCGATACGATCTGTATCCGCGCACCGATCCCCGCGACGGTACGCGACTGGTTCGCTTCACCAAGCTGCAGCAGGCCACCTACCGGGATGTGGTGGGCGTGGGATCCGGGGCGCTCACCATCCGTTCCACTGAGGCTGAGGCTGAATTCCTAGATCCTGCCGGTGAGCAGTATGTCCGCGTGGTGCGCGAGGACACGTCGGATGCCTCAGAGCTTGTGGTGGGTGGATGGTGGATCAACAAGTACAGTCACAAGACCGCTGACAAAACACTTTCCAAGCGGTTGGTGGCATCCGGTGCAGGTGCCATGGCTTATCTGGGCCGTGCACGTATGGCGCCGCATACCTATATCCATGATGTGTTCACCGGGCAAGATCCCTTTGACGATAAGTGGCGCCTGTACGCGCAGGGGGATCCGGCAGGCGGTGACTATCTGGGAGCTGTGCTGTGGCGGGTGATCTATGAGGCACAGCACTTCCGTTCCGGTGCCACGTACACCCACAAGCACAAGGATGGGTTGATCTACACAGATTCCCATGATGATGACCGTACACAGACTGTCATCCCTGATCTGGTCATGGACTTTGATCAGTTTGAGGATTCCAACGGCAATGCATGGTCTGTGGAGTCGGGGGAATTCACAGCTCAGGTAGGGGAATCAGTCCTGAGCGTGGTGCAGCGGCTGATGAATGCCGGTCTGTATGTGCGCATGAACCCCGATACGTTTGTGTTGCAGGCGTATGAGAATGATGAGCATCGCAGGGACCGGACCGGAGGTGCGTGGGGCACCAACGTGGTTCGCTTTCAGGCACCCACCGATGGCACCGTGGATACCGGCAACATCCTCAGCGAGTCGGAGCGGCTGCTGGAATCGAGTATCAAGCGTTCCCTGATCTGGGCCGGTGGGCAGGACCACTACGAAAAGGCCACACAAGCCTCTGACGTGCCGTGGGAGGGCTTCGAAGCCTCTGACGTGGTCAGTAGTGCTGCACTGTCTCAGATCGCGGGACGGCAGCTTTCAGCGCGTAATGAGGCGGCTGACACTCCGAAGATACGACTCAAGATGGGAAGGTCTCCAGCCACTGGCCGTTACCTGCCATGGGAGCAGGTGCGGGTGGAGGATCTTGTCACGGTCAATACCGGGACAGAGGAATGGGACTTCGATGAGAGTACCTATCCGGTGGCGGCGCTCAGGATCGAGCTGCAGCGTAGTGGTGCGTGGCATGGTTGGGCAGAGCTGGGTGATGGATTCGGTAGTGCCCAGAGCAAGGTATTCCAGACCACTCCCGCACCCGCACACGTGCACACGTTGCCATGGTGCCAACCGGGTGTCCCGGCTACTACCACGGCCACCCGCTACTACTTCACTACTTCCACTGCAGGTGGCCCACCGGGTGTCACTGAAGATGCAGCGTGGGACCGTGCCAATGGTGATAACGGCATGGCATGGAAGCGCGGCATCCTCAGTCCGACTCCACTCTCCACTGTCTCTTCCACGTCATCATGGGGGGTTGGAACACTCACCCCACCCGATAACAGTGCGCATGGGCAGCACTTTCTGGAGCTGAGTGGAGCGGGAACATTCAGCGGTAGTGTGCGGGCGGTATTGCAGGCCAAACGCCGTACCGGTGTGGGTGTCACCTCTTCCCAGCGTCATCAGGCACAGATGGTGATCCGTATCGTGAGTGCCGATGGCAGCGTGGTGCGTGGCACGTTGCTGGAGGACTATTCCCCCGGGGTTCTGGATTCGGCAACACTCACAAGCTCCTACGTCACCAAGAAGTTTCCTGCATCGGCATCGTGGGCCGATGACGGTGGGGCGGTACTGACACCGGTTGCCTATCTGGATGGTGACTGGCTGGTTGTGGAGACCGGTGTGCATACCGTGGTGGACGGCAGCGGTACCGGTGCATCGGTGCGCTACAACGATTCGGCTGCATCGGATCTGCCGCTGGATGAGTCGAGCACCGATGTGCTGTGCTCGTGGATCGAATTCGTCACGGTCAGTGATGGTGGATCAACCGGTGACCTGCCACTACCCACGGTGCACACCGGTGAAGCATCGGTAGGGACCGCTCCGCGGATTGCACGCTGTGACCACGAGCACGAGCATGGCCTGCTGTCACCAGACGGCAGTCACTACCACGACGCTGCTCAGGTGCAGGATCTTCCCGAAGTACCTGCCACCTTGGATGACCTTACCGATGTTGACACTTCCACCTCTCCGCCCGCTGATGGTGATGCACTGGTATGGGATGACGGTGCGGGGCTGTGGGTACCGGGCACTGCGGGTGGCAGCGGCTCACTGACAGTAGAGGAAGAGGACGGCACACCCTCTGAATCACCGGTCTCCAAGATCGAGGTTCCCAACGGCTCACTGACCGTAGACAGCTCCGGCGTGGTGTCTCTTGACTACGCGGTATCGGGACACACTCACGGTGGAGGTGGGGTAGCGGTCCCTGATCTGCTGAGCAGCCTGAAGGCCTCTGCCGATACACCGGATGACGAATTTCCCGGTACTTCATTGGATGCCAAGTGGACCGTGGTCGATGGCAGCGCCGGAGCAGTCTCCCTGTTGGCAGGCAGCGGGGCGGGTGTGTATGAGGTGGGAGAGCGTGCCGGTTGGCTGCACATGCAGGTTGGTACGGCATCGGGTGACAGTGTGCGGCTCAGGCAGGATTACACGCTCCCCGATGGACAGTGCATGGTCCTGCCCATGGGTTTCGCATTTGACGTGGCAGCCGCATCACTGGCCAACAATGAGATTCAGGCAGGCCTATGCCTGAATGACAATGACACCGGACCATTCTCCGGTGCGGCAGGACAAACCGCGGCACTCATGTGGGATACAGAGGCATCGGGCTACCGTATCATCGGGTGGGATGGTTCCTCTGTTATCGGTAATCAGGTGGCCACCGTCGTGTTCAGGACTGCCTACTTCAGGATCAGCCGCACCGGTCTGGCCTATGACATTTTCCTGTCCATGGATGGATTCGACTGGTCCTATCTGGGACGGAAGACGATGGGTTCAGCTGCCAATAACGTGTGGATCTTCGCGGACTGCGCAGCGACCATGAGTAACAGGGTGGTGATCGGTACACCGTGGATCAGGCAGGGATCTGCCCTGACCATTGATCCATGGCCGATTACCTAAAGGTCAGGGGTTGACACCCTATACCTATACCCACTAAGGTCAGCCCTGCAAGTGAGGTTGCAGTGGTGAATAGATCCCACAATCCCGGTATCGGCACCTCACCTCTGCCGGTACCGGGATTGATGTTTTCAGAAGTGAGGTTCTGATCGTGAATGACCTTCAGAGGCCACAGAAAGCCCCACAAGGCCTGTCTAGGTGGGAAGAGGTGATATTCCCCTCCTACCGCATCATCCCTCGTTCTGAGCGCTCTCAGCCGGTCACCCCTAAGTGGTTAGAGCAGCTGCAGGCAAAAGATCTGACAGAGCAGATCAGAGGTGAGAAGTGATTCAGGGATACACCGGCTGGTGTGCCAGCTGCAATTGCGGATGGGAGAGCCCCATTGATGCCTTTGAGGTGCGACCACCTGAGAAGGACTGTAAGAACGTAGTTTGTGACTGCCATGAATCCTATTGGGATTCGATCCCAGAAGATGTGGTGGATCAGGGGCCGTCTGAGGTGCCCCCCGGTGAGGAATTGCTGCTCCGCTACCAGTACGGTGATCGGTGATGGATAAGCTCTGGGATAAGGACTTGACAGGTGTACTAGAGCGTACTAGAGTGCGCGGCATGGAACGCAAGCACAAGGCCCAGCCAGTCTACGGGACCGAGTACGACCGAGGCTATGACACCGCCCTTCTCGCACAGTGCGAGTGCGGTCGGACCATCGTCATGGTCGTATACGGTGAGTGGGATGGCGAGAAGGCGGCCTCGTACTGGCGGCACAAGTGATGGAACGACGACGACCCTCCACCCGGGTCGGACTCACCGAGGAGAAGGTACGCGCCGCCCTCATCGCGGCAGACGGCTCACCGACTCGCGCCGCGCGGATGCTGGGCGTCGGACGCGGGACCATCATCTACTGGATGAACACCCGCAACATCGTCATCAAGCGACACGTAGAGGTCGCATAGCCGGAACCCCGCCATCACAGCGCGCAAACGCTCCGGCGGGGTCCAGAAGGGGACAATACCATGACCGACCCTCGTAGTTGTGACCACCCGATTGGGAACCTAAACGGCTACTGCGTACGATGCGGCACGTACGTGCCAGAACGTGCGGAGCGTCGCAGCCCCGCCGAGGGGCCCAATATCGGCATTCGGCTCGTGGGTGCCTACAAGGACGGCTATGCCGCAGCGATGGCAGATGCCACGGCTGGACTCCTAGGCGACCCCATCCTCACGAGCAATCGCCTCGTGTCGGACCAAATCCGCCGGGTACTCGATGACATCAATCCGGCCGCTCAGGGCTCGCGTTCGCCCGCCATGCCGGATTGCGCCGCTGACAGAGCGGTAGGCGGCGCACCCATCCTCGCGCCCGGTCGGCTTCTGACAGAGCGAGTGAGAAAGATGCGTGAGCTGCAGATCGTGGCCTGTTCGTGGTGCCACAAAGTGATCTGGCCATGGCAGGACAGGAAGCGCTATCGGCATGGTCCCCGGATCCACCGGGAATGTGCTCGCTACATCGGGCGGCTGATGGAACAGGATCAGACCACAGGGATCTGAGCTGTGATTGATCTACCAGACTGGCTGGCCATCTTGGTGGTGGGACTGTCACTGGCCATCGGTCTGGCACTGGCACAGAGAGGTGAAAAGCGTGAGTAGGTACCGGGACACCGAAGATGGAATGGTGATCTGCATAGAGCATGGCACCGAGCTGCTACCGCGGCAGGTAGATGACCACACCTTGGTATTCCATCCAGATACAGAAAACCGCTCCCTTGCTGAAGGGGAACGGTCATCTGCTCTCACCGGGGTTGCACCGCAGTCGGTGTCCAGTGAGCAGGTTATTCCAGAGGCACTGCAGAAGTCAACATTCCTGCCTGCAGGTGCATTCCGTACTAGCGATCACATGTACTACTTCAATGGGGATGGACCGGTACCGGGTGCTACCTCCGTACTGGAGGTGCTGAGCAAGCCTGCATTGGTGACGTGGAAAGCTCAGGAGACTGCCAGAGCATTGTGGCGATATGTCACCGATCCATTGGAATGGCCACCACAGAAGATGCCTACTGAAACTGAAGTGGTGAATTGGGCACTGCAGGAAGCTGACAAGCAGCGTGATACGGCAGCCAAACTGGGATCGAGTATCCACCTGCTGGCAGATATGGTCTCCAGAGCCTCTGAGAGCCCCGTAGAGGGCTTCCACGTCTCAGAACAGGAGAAACCCTATCTAGAGGCTTGGAGACAGTTTCTAGGCTGGCTCAGCCTGTCTGGGGGGAAGATCGTATCCAGTGAACACATGGTGTGGTCCCTGAATGGGTACGGGGGGACCTATGACCTAATCATTGAATGGCAGGGGCAGCTCTGGCTGCTGGATATCAAAACCAGTAAGGGCTACTACCCTGAGTACGGTCTCCAGCTGGCTGCTTACCGGTGGGCTGATAGCATTATCTTGGAAGGGAATCCAACCCCGTACCCGATGCCTGAGATTCACAAGGCTGGTGTCCTGCACCTCCGACCGGATCAGTACCCGGACACCGGGTGGAGACTCATTGAATACCCTATAACCTATGAGAAGGACTATATGACCTTCTTAGGGGCATTAGAGGTATATCGTTGGAGAAAGGAAGGTAGGTTCCTGAAGAGGTGTTCTGAATCCAGTTACCGGTACAGAAGCGTAGAAGGACTAAACAGCATCCTTCCTACCTTCACCGCTACAGCAGCCTGTCAGTAGAGATAAGCACTACTGGTAGCAAGGACTAGCGGCTCCTGATAACCGATACCGCTACAGAAAGAGAGCATCATGCCTTTTGAGATTCCTACCAGTCTGGAGATTGCAGACGGTACCTATCCCGGCACCCTAGAGAGGGTGGAGCCTTACAACCATCCTCAATATGGGGCAGGCCGGAAGTGGCATTGGCTGATCGAGCACACCAAGGATGGTGAGGCGAAGCTGGATAGCCTCTCCACCATCACCTCTGGCAACACTGGCCCGAAGAGCAAGTCCTATGCATTCCTGACCGGTCTGCTGGGACGTGCTCCCAAGGCGGGTGAGCAGATCGAGGATCCGACCGGCACCAAGGTGCTGCTGCAAATCACCCACAATGAGAAGGGATTCCCCACCGTGGCGGGAGTGTTGCCCTTCCAAGAGCCGCAGCAGGAATTGCCCGGGATCCCGCGGTGAAGAGACTGATGCTGGCACTGGTACTGGTGATGGCAGGTTGTGTCGGTGGAGAAAATGCCGCTGAAGAGTCAGTGGTCAGATACCACCATGATGCTGTGCGTGGCGTGGGATGCTGGAGCCTGTTTGGTGGAGCGATCAGCTGCCTGCCGGATTCACAGTATCAATCCCCGTAGTGAATGTGGCGGGAGGAAGAGGGCATCAACCTCCCGCCATTTCCATCCTACAGAGGTGAGAAGTGATCGAGCCGGCATGGTTGTTTTCAACCTTCTTTCTTGGAGTGGCAGCCGGGCTGATGCTTTCGGCTTGGCTTACTCGTCCTAGAGATGGATCGTGGTGGAAGTGAGCTTCACCATTGATATCACAGAGACCGAATTCCAAAAGCGGGTGGTATCTGTTGCTGAGGAATTCGGATGGGACTGGATGCACATCGGCAGGACCGGGAAACACGTCCCGAATGGTGCTAAGGGCACACTTGGGTTGGGATGGCCAGACCTGATCTTGGTACGGGGCAATCAGCTGATCGCAGCAGAGCTGAAGGCTGAGAAGGCACCCACACCCACTGTTCCTCAGCAGCACGTCCTGATGGTGTTGGGTGGAGTGGCACGTACCTATGTGTGGAGACCCAGTCACATGCCACTGATCTTGGAGGTGCTGAGGTGAGACCGGGACCAAAGCCCACCAATCCTTGTCAGCATCAGCACCTTACCGGTGCATTCTGTAAACGCTCTGCACGGGTGGATCGTGGGTACTGCGGATTACACAAGCAGGGTACTTGCAGGGACTGCGAGGATATGCTGAAGGTGTTTCCAATCCGTAAAACGGTGATTGACTCCGATGGAACAGTTTGAGCTTGCCATCCTCTTCACAACGGCAGGTGCCCTCATCGGGGCAGGCCTTGTGAAAGCGCTCGTGAGTGCCATGAAGAGCTTTGGCCTGCCGTCTACCGGACGTGCACCCATGCTCGCGGCACTGACGCTCTCAGCAGGTCTCATCGGCCTTGCGCTGTGGGGCAGTGATATCCCGGCAGATGGGATCAATGCTCAGGAAGTGCTGGTTGTGATTCTGAGCTGGCTGGGACTGTACACAGCTTCTGTTGGTGTGCATGAGACGGCAGTGAAGGTGGAGCGGATTGCCACTGGGACCACGAATCCCACTGGCCCCGACAATGGCTGAATTGCCCAATAGGGGAGTGCATCCGATGCGCCGGGCAGATGACCACAATCACCCGGAGTATTGGACAGAGGATGCCCACCATCGCTTTGAGAGTCGGACCGCTACTGAAATGGAGCGGTTACGGGTCGAGGTGGAGAAGGTGGAAACCAAGGTGGGCGAGCTGACCACCCGCATCACCCTCATGTTGGGTGCACTGGGCCTGATTGCGTTCCTGCTGCCGATCATCAGTCCCTTTGTGCGGCTCTGGCTGAATCTGGAAACCCCACCTCAAAACTGATGCGGGTTCGCTTCTTCGATCAGCCTATCCACCCTTCGGGCTGGGTGCGTCCCAGCTCAGGTACCGGCGTGGATGATTACCGGGTTACCAATCACTTCTGGTCTCCCGATATCCTGAATGGCGGCACCCACCGCGCCACTGACGTGGGGAATGCCAGAGAGGGCTATCCGGTGCTCACTCCCGGCCCATGCGAGGTGATGGGACTCAGGCACTTTGACGGTGCACTGGGTGTGCGGATGGCGGATGGTAACGGCGGCTTTTGGTCCTTTTGGCACTTGGATTCCGTACTGGTCCCACAGGGCACATGGACTCCGGTGGATGGCATCAGGAAAGTGGGCACTACCGGGAACACTGGCGCAAGGCTACCCAACGGATCCCCCATGCCCGCGCATACTCACATTGAATTGGTACTGGATCAGCGGCGCATTGACCCTGAGCCGTTCCTGCTAGGAGAGGATTACCCATGGACCGGCGAAATGGTTGTCTGTAGGCCAGTACGTGAGCAGTGGAAGATCCCAGCTGGGACCGAATTCTGGACAGAGGGACCGGAAATGGGACCAACCAAGGAATTCACCAGTCTGGAAACCCGGTGGAGCAACGGAGAAACCACTGACGGCCTCTTTCGCAGAATCGAGTACGGTAGCGAAGAGCTGTGGATCAAGCGTGCCGATATCGTGCCTGTCTCCGGTACCCGGAATCCCGCCTCTGGATACGGAAGCGCCACCATGGGAGCTACTGCTTCTCAAGTGAAGGTGGCACAGACCGCGGCAGCCGATAAGGTGCTGGAAGCTGCCAAGAGCGCTGCTAGGGAATACGGAGCTGGATGATGAGGATTTACACAGATGCCAGCGGAGAGGTTCTAAAACGGTCCATTGAGATTCCGGTGGCCACGGACCTTCTGACGGTCCTGAGAAAGTACATTCAGATTCAGCTCAGGAATCCCACCCGATGGGAGAGTGCTATTGAGTGGATTGAGGATGCTAAGCCGGGTCGCGCAGTCTCACCACAGCTCAGGAAGAGTAATGCATCTCAGCAGGAATGGTGGGACTGATGCCCAAGTACCTGTATGTCCTGAACACCAATACCCGTCGACTGCACCTGAAGGTGGATGGTCGATCCTATGAGAGCTGCAATCTGGATCAGCTGACGGCGAAGGTGGAGAGCCCCGTTCCCCCGAAAGAGGGTAAGTACCATCTGTGTACACGCTGCATGGGCACAGCTGCACCTATCGGCCCGGTCTGAAAAGATAGCCACAAATCGTACGGAAATAGTGCAGCAGAAACACTTGACATCCCTATATGGGAGCGTATAGGATACTCCCATGAACACAAACACACGCATCCAGCCCAAAGATGCACAGGACGCTCTGACCGAGATTTACGCTAAGGCTGGGAATCGTAATCCCCGCGAGGCGATCAATCACGGCCACAATGATTGGAACGGCACTGAGTGGGTGCCCACCTTCCACAAGTGGTGTGGAATCTGCCGTGAGGCACAGCAGGCATAGATGCTCACACTGACTGAGGCGGCTAGGGTGCTGGGAATGAATCCCGGCACTCTTCGCGTGCAGATCCACAATGGCAAGCTCCGCGCTCGCAAGGTTGGTCCGGTATGGACTGTGACTGAGAGGGAGCTGCAGCGCTATGCCTCAGAGAACCGCAGGCAGCCGCCCGCTCTCACCGGGGAGCATCCGTAGTGCGGGTGTTGAACCTGTCACTGGGACAGGACACAGGTGGACAGCAGTGGAGACTTGCCAGAGCTTGGAGACAGCTCAGGCCTAATGACCACTACCTGTCCATGACCACTCGCCATACCTTCTATCCAATTGAGAATCGCCTGAATTGGCCACTGCTTCGCAAGGAATGGGAGCTGGCTGATGTGGTGCATATCAACAATGATCTGCGCCATTCAGAGAGCGCCCATATGAAGGGTTGGCCGCGGCGCCCGATGGTGATCCATCATCATGGAACGATGTTCCGCACTCGTCCCGATTACCACCTGCAGGCACTTCGGGAATATGACGCTGTAGGGATCGCTTCCACGGTGGATCTACATGCCATTGCACCTGAAGAGGTGGATTGGCTGCCACAGGCCTACGATTCAGAAGAGCTGATGGCCTATCGCCGTGAATATCAGCCAAAGCCCGGGATCCTGAAGGTTGCCCATGCACCCACCAATCGCCCGATCAAGAGCACCGATGCCCTAGCCAATGCAGTGAGGAAGCTGCAGAGATTAGGGGTTGGGATCGAGCTGGATATCATCGAGAGGGTGCAGAACGGCCCCTGTCTGAAGCGCAAGGCACAGGCTGATGTATTCGTGGATCAGCTGCTATTGGGCTACGGGTGTAATGCTATCGAGGCATGGGGAATGGGAATCCCGGTGATTGCAGGGGTAGACGTAATCCGAACCCCGAAGCTGATTCACCAATTCATTCCTTCCAACACCAAGCAAGTGATGTTGGAGAAGTGGGACCGATTCCCATTCATGGAAGCGACCGAGCAGACGTTGACTGCTGCCCTAATGAAGATGACTAATCCCAAGGTAAGGGCATATTGGGCAGGTAGAGGAAGGGCACACTTCAACAGGTTCCATGCACAGGAAGCAGTAGTACCTGTACTAGAGGGTAAGTACAGGGAAGCAATCAGTAGATGGGAACAGACTCATGTGTCCTAGTCCCATCACTGATATCAGTATCAAGAGCAGGGAGTGGAGGGTACTCCGTAGGTTGGTACTGGTACGGGACCACTACACCTGTCAGCTCCAGCTAGTGGGTTGCACTACTCATGCGACCACTGCCGATCACATCGTGAGTCGCATGAATGGTGGGCGATCAGTAATGGAGAATCTGCAGGCTGCATGCAATCACTGCAACGTGCAGAAAGGTGGCGTTTTTTTTAGCAGCAACCGCCTACAAGAC